GTACTGTAATATGCAAGACTGGATGGACTTACCAAACAGAGATGAAGGAAATAGAGAAAACTGAATACATTTATAGAGCAGCTCAAAATCAACAAGAAGCTGCTTTAGTACAGGAATTAATTGATTGGGCTAACCAAGACCCAATTATGTTTAGGCAGGAAGTAGAAGAAGAAGTAGCTGTCACTGTTCAAATGAGTCAAGAACAACAGCAACCTATCCTAGCAGTACCTAAGAGAAAGTATAAAGTTAAGGAAGAGGTTACAGTAAAGAATCAACCTACTGTTGAAGTCTGTAAGAACTCTCAAGTTATCATTGATCCGTCTTGTAGAGGGGATATTGATAGAGCAGAGTTTATAGTCTATGTGTTTCAAACTTCCTACTCAGACTTAAAGAAAGATGGAAGATACCATAACTTAGATGCTATCAAGTTTAAGGAAGCTTCTGATGAGTTTGGTACTGATGAAGATGTAGCTGGTATGAATGATGTAGCTATAGTCAATGCAGTAGACAATACTCTCAGGAATGAATCTCCTCCTACTAACATAAAGAATGGTGATGAAGCTCATTTACAGAATAGAGATGGATTCAAATTCTCTGATAAGGCTAGACAGAAGTTTACAGCTTATGAGTATTGGGGATTTTGGGATGTCAATGGTGATGGAGTTACAGTACCTATAGTTGTTACTTGGGTTAATAATACTGTAATCAGAAGAGAAGAGAATCCATTTCCAGATAAGAAGTTACCCTTTATAAAGAGAACTTACCTGCCAGTACTACATCAAATATATGGTGAACCTGATGCAGCTTTACTAAGGGAGAATCAGAGTACAGCAGGGGCTGTATTAAGAGGGACACTAGACTTAATGGGTAGAAGTGCTAACTCTCAGAGAGGAACCAGTAAAGACCTATTAGACTTTATCAATAAGCGTAAGTTTGACAACTACCAAGATTACGAATATAACCCAGGTAAAGACCCTAGAACAGACATAGTAGAGCACAAGTATCCTGAGATTCCTAGATCAGCAATAGAGATACTAGACATGCAAACTAGAGAGGCTGAGAGTCTCACAGGAGTCAAATCATTCAACTCTGGTATCAACAGTTCATCTCTAGGTAAAGTTGCTACAGGAGTCAGAGGAGCCTTAGATGCTGCTTCTAAGAGAGAGTTGTCTATACTGAGAGGCTTAGCTGATGGTATAGTGGAAATGGGACATAAGATTATTGCTATGAACCAAGAGTTCTTAGAAGAAGAGGAAGTAGTAAGAGTAACCCATAAAGAATTTGTAAGAGTAAGAAGAGTAGATTTAGCTGGTAACTTTGATCTATCCTTAACAATCTCTACAGCAGAAGAAGACAATGCTAAAGCAGAAGAACTAGCATTCATGCTACAGACATCTGCTCAAAGCCAAGACCCTGGAGAGGTTAGGATGATTAGAGCTGAAATAGCTAGGCTTAGAAAGATGCCAGCTTTAGCTCGTAGAATAGAAGAGTATGAACCTCAACCTGATCCATTAGAAGAACAGCGTAAACAGCTAGAGATAGAATTACTCAAAGCTCAGATTGCTAATGAGAATGCTAAGGCAATTGAGAACAATGCTAACGGTGAATTGGATATTGCTAAGGCAGAAGTAGAGAGAGCTAAAGCATCACTATTCGCTTCAGAGAAAGATCAGAAAGACCTAGATTTCGTAGAACAGGAGTCTGGAGTTAATCAAGCAAGAGAGATAGAAAAACAGTCTTTAACCCATCAGCATGACTTGGAAAAACAAGAGAATGACATGCATACCAAAATGGCTATTGAACAGCATAAGTCAGATCAGACTAAAGCTAAAGAAGCCAACAAACCTAAACCTAAAGGAAAGTAAATTATGACAGGCTATGAAAATGAAGAAACTCCAATGTTGAATGAAGCTAATGCTCTTGAGATGATCTCTATCTACAATCGTGATATAGAGAAGTCAAAGGAACTTAAGAAGCTACAGGAAAATAAGAGTTTCCAATCTTTAGTAATGGATTCATACTTTAAAGAAGAATGTGTACGATTAACTTCTCTTCTGGCTATATCTCCACAAGGAGATAGACCTAGAATTATTGATGATCTATATGCTATATCAGCTTTTAGTGCATATCTCAGTAGTATAGAGCGTAATGCAGAACAAGCCTCAATGAATAAATCAGCTATCCAAGAGGCTCTAGCTGAGATCAAGGATGGTGAGTAATGGGTGATGTAAACTATACCGAGATGACTGATGAGGAGTTAATGAATGTGGATGACTCTGGTTTCCAATCTATCCAAGATACAGATGATTCAGCTCCTGTAGTTGATTTGGATTTGGCTAAGGAACCAGAAGAGAAACCTGAAGTTGTTGAACCTGATGAGGAGAATTCTGAAGATGAGGAGATTAAGTCACAAGATCAATCCGAGAATAAAGATGAACTTGAGACAGAGGAACCAACGACAGAAGATAAGGTTCAAGACTCGCCTGATGAAAAGGATGAGACTGTTGAGGAAGATACAGACTTCAGAGCAGAGACACTTGCACCCCTTAAAGCTAATGGTAAGGAACTCAAACTTAACTCCGTTGATGAATTGCGAAATCTGGCTTCTATGGGAGCTAATTACAGTCTTAAGATGCAGAAGCTAAAACCTCATCTAAAACTACTAAAAACTTTAGAGAAATATGATCTACTTGATGAAGATAAAGTGAACTATCTCATCTCCTTGACTAAAGGAGATAAAGGTGCTATATCTAAATTATTAGCTGATTCTGATATTGATCCAGCTTATATGGATTTACCAGAGTCAGACACCTATAAAGCTGATGACTATACAATCCCAGATTCTGAACTAGCACTGGATGAAGTTTTGGATAATATTAAAACATCTGAGCACTATTCAACTACGATGGAAATACTGGGCAATATATGGGATGAGAAGAGTAGGTCAACAATAGCAGCTAATCCTCAATCAGTACAAACCATACACGATCATGTCGTTAATGGGATGTACAGTAAGATTTGGGGAGAAGTAGAAAGACAAAGAATGTTAGGCAATTTAACATCACAGACTGATGTGCAAGCTTACGACATAGTAGGTGAAGCAATGCAGGAACAGGGGATGTTTAACCCTACAGCAGAGTCAAGTTCAGATAGTGTAAGGAAAGCCAAGCGTAAAGCTGCTGGCTCCACAAAGAACTTAGGTAAGGGTAAAGGTACTAAAGCTAAGTCTAAGACTGAATTCGATATATTCAGTATGTCAGATGAAGAGATAGAAGCCTTGTCTATACCTGGTATAACTTAATTGTAGGAGGCTAAAATGCCTAATATTAATGTAGATGTAAAAGCTGATTATGGTCAGCAAAAGTATAATAGTCCAACAGGGTATGGTCAAACAGGGGGTACTGATAGTTCTATCGGTAAACAGATCAATACCTTCTTCTGGCAACGTAAAGCTCTCATTGAGCTTAAGAAGCAGATGTACTTCTCCCGCTTCGCTGATCCTGTCACTATGCCTAAGCACTATGGTAAAGAGCTAGTGAAATATCACTACTTACCTTTACTAGATGATCGTAACATTAACGATCAAGGTATTGATGCTAATGGTGTCTCTACTGATATGAAGGCTTCTATCCATATCAACATGCCTGGCATTGGTGCTTTACAGAACCAGTACCTTTCATATTGGGCTATTGGTGAAGGTGCTACAGTAGCTGCTGCTCAGGCAGATGCTATCCTTAAAGCAGAAGATGTGTTTAAAAACTTAGGTGTATTCAATACTGACTATGCTACTACTAAGGCAGCTCTAACTGCTCTGACAGATCCTTGGGTGATTGATGACACTCTCCCTGTAGTACCTGGTACTGGTAACTTATATGGCTCTAGTAAGGATATTGGAACTATCCTATCTAAACTACCTTTGTTATCTGAAACTGGTGGTCGAGTTAACCGTGTAGGCTTCAGACGTATCATGATTCGTGGTTCATTTGAGAAGTTTGGTTTCTTCACAGAATCAACTCTTGAAGCTGATCAGTTTGATACTGATGCAGAACGTCAGATGCATATTAACCGTGAGACTATTCGTGGTGCTTCTGAACTTACTGAAGATATGCTACAAGCAGACATCCTAAACAATGCTGGTGTAGTACGTTATGGTGGTACAGCGGTTAGTGTAGATCAAGTTAATGGTGAAGTTGGTACTGAGTCTTTAGTAACTTATGATAGCTTAATCCGTTTGGGTATTGATATGGTTGATAACCGTATGCCACCTGACATCAAGCTTATCAGTGGTTCTCGTATGATTGATACTAAGGTCATACCCAACTCATACCCTATGCTTATAGGCTCTGAGCTGATACCTCAATTACGTCGTATGGTAGACTCTTTTGGTAATCCAGCATTCATTGAATATCAACGCTATGCTAGTGGTGGTAACTTACTACCTGGTGAGATTGGTTCTATTGGAGCTTTCAGGTTTGTACTTGTACCTGAAATGCAACATTGGGCTGGTGCTGGTGCTCCTGTTACTAACAATGCAGGTTATCGTGAGTCTGGTGGTAAGTACAACGTGTATCCTATGCTTGTTGTAGGCTCTGAATCATTCACTACTATTGGATTCCAAACCTCTGGTAAGAAGCATAAGTTCAAGATTCATACTGTTAAACCAGGTTCTGAAGATAGTTACTCACGTTTCGATCCTTATGGTGAAACTGGATTCCATTCAATCAAGTGGTTCTATGGATTTATGATGTTACGTCCTGAATGGCTTGCTGTTGTTAAGACAGTTGCTACATACTAATTTAGTCTTATAGTCTAAATGATAAACCCCTTCTATTGCAGAAGGGGTTTGCTTATTTTTATGATTACCAATACAGTCTACCATCATCTACAAAATCTTCATAGCGTAGACCTCCATCATCGAATAGCTTAGCTCTATGGACTTGTCCAAAGTCTGAGATATTAGAGAAGCCAAAGTAATCAGGGTAACTCCAAGGGTCTTCCATAAGATCATCTATACTGTCAGTACAGAAATAGTATGTTTCATCCTGATCTAATCCAATCAGTTGACTACGACACTCTCTAAGATCATTCACAGGGTTGAATCCTGCAATGAACCCTAAGCCATGACTAACTCTGATAACGTAGTATGTCACTGTCATAGCAGGGCTAAATCCATTAGGAATAGCTGGGATATGATCACCATACTCATCTACTGCACTTAGGTTAATAGTAGTTCCACCTGGTACACTTACTGGAGCTATCTTGGATTCTTCAATAGTTTCACTGTTACATGAAGCTAGTAAAGCACATATTGTTAATGCTAGTAATTTTTTCATAATTTTACCTTAATTTGATTATTGGTAAGGTTATAGTATACTTGAATGTATCCTACTACCTTAGGATTGTTGCTCTAAAGCAAATTCCCCTAGTATTCTAAACCATACTAGGGGCTTTTTAATAGTGGAGAGAACCACAATAAAAGATTTGAAAACAGGAGATATACACTATGGCTACACCTGAACAGAAAGAAGAACTTCGTATACTAAAGTCTACTGCTACTAAAGCAGGAATTAAGTTTGCTGCCAATGCAGGTTTACAGACTATGAGAGACTTGGTTCGTAAAGAGTTAGCACCATCATCTAATTCACATATTGTTACGGAAGCAGGTGATATATCTGCTGAACAAGAACAATTGAATAAGATGAAGGATAAGAACTCTATGGAAGCTAGGGCATTAAGAGCAAGAATACGAATGCCTGTACTACCAGAGTTCCAATCCAAGATTAAGCGTACTCAGACAGCTAGGGAAGCTTGTGGTAAGCTGGTAAGGATCATTGCTCATAACAACTCTCCTTTAATGAAAGAATGGCAAGGAGAGATACTGACAGCATCTAATGACTTGGGTACTTGGAGAAAGTATGTTCAGTTTGATGTTGAGTGGCATGTTCCTACTATTATTCTAAACTTGATGCGAGAGAAGAAGTACTCTCACTTCTATTCTAAGAAGAATTCAGAAGGTCAAACTATACGAAAAGTCCGTATGTTGCCAACATACAATATTGAACTTTTAGAACCTCTTACAAAAGAAGAGTTAAAGGACTTAGCTAAACTTCAAGCTACTACTTTAGCTGATGATGATTAAAGGGTAATCCAATGACTTCAGAATCTTTAACAGTTACTACTGACTCAGCAATAGAGAAACCTGACATTAGTCAGCTAGTCGGAGAGGATGGAGCCTTTGGTAAAATGCTCTGTGATGTAGACTCCTTAATGGAGTCTCAATACAAGAAGGGTAGGATTAAAGGAACAGACTATGCTCAAGTCCTATCTGACAGTATCCAATCAACCATTAAGTCTGCAACTGACTTTGTTATACAGAGAGAGTTAATAGCAGCTCAAGCTCTATATTATAAGTGGCAAGCTGAGAAGTTTAAAAGAGACTCTATTCTAATAACCTCTCAAGAAATAAAGATGAAGGCTGAACTAGCCAATGAAGTCTTAAAAGGTTGTTTCACCAAAGAGCAAACTTTAACTCAAGTAGAGCAAACTAACAAAGTAGCAAAAGAAGCTCTTCATATTGAGGAAGAGACTAAGAAGACTATAAAAGAAACTCTTCTTGTAGTAGAACAAACCAATAAAGTGACTAAGGAAGCTCTTCATATAGAAGAGAATACTAAGAAAGTTACTCAAGAAATTGTTAACCTAAAACAAACCAAATTAAAACTAGTAGAAGAAACTGCTGTAACTCATAAGCAGATAGCTGAAGTAGTTGCTAAGACTAATAACATCATGCAGAACACTTCCCTACAATGGGAACAGACTAAGCATGAGGTTAAGAAGAAACTTGTAACAGAAGAACAGATTGATCTAGTTCATAATCAAGCAGACCATGAGATAGCAAAGAAAGCCAATACTGAAGAAGATACTGACTTTACTGCTGAGAAGATTCTTCATGAGACTGCTAAGACGAAGGATACTAAAGCTCATACTGACTGGATGAAAGAGCATGAGAATGTAGAGCATGAGTTGGTTGGTTACACTAAGGCTAAGGCTGACTTAGAACGCAAGCGTATAGACGTAGAGACTAAGCGTATAAAACTAATGCAAGCTCAGATAGACCTAGAGAAAGCTAGACTACCATTACTATGTGCTCAAACTAAAGTAGAGCTTCGTAAAGCTGATGTAATGGCATATGATGCAATCTATAGGAAAGTATCAGCTATGGTTCAAGCTAGAGAGGTTGCAGTTAAGAAAGCAGAAGTAGCCTTAATGTGTGCTAGAACTAAATCAGAACAGACAAAAGCTTATCTTACTAAGTATCAAGCATTAGGAATATTGGAACAGTCTAAGACTGAACAAGTCAAACGTGAAGTAGCCAAGTACAGTATATTAGAAGCTAAGGCTAAAGCTAAAGCAATGATAGCTCAGATTACTACCTCTTTAGCGAATGCTCAGTTACTGAAACAAAAGGTTAAAACTGAATTAGCACAAGGTAAAGTCCTAGAAGGTAAACTAGAGTTGTTTGCAGCTCAATACGCTGGTTTAGTAAACGATGGTAAGCTAAGAAACCAGAAGCTACAAGATGATGTCAGAGTAGCTCAGGCTACATTAGCCTTGGATGGAGATGTTACTGGTTTAGATGCTGAGTCTGTTGATCTAGCAGAAGTAGTTGCTATTACCACTTCTATAACAGCAGCAGATGAAGTGACTCTAGCAGAAGAAGATTCTTCAATTGACTTTGAAGTTACAGAGTCTCAGTTACCTGAAGGAGATACTATCCCTGATCTAACCTGTGAACCAGATGAAGAAGAGTTGGACATATCACTAGACTCTATACCTCTATCTGATTTGGATTGTGCTTCAGGTGAAATGACTACTTCTACTCCTACACCACCAACACCTCCTCCTGCACCTTAGGTAGCATTATGAGCACTAAATGGCTTGCTAGTTTCAGCATAGCACCTCTATTACAAAGAGATGCTAAGCTGTTAAGCACCCATCCTCATTTAATGCAAGCTATTAAATGGAGTGGGGATATTAGTAAAGCTGTAGTAAAAGACTACCTTATTAGTATTAAGACTAGAGTAGGTAAACTAAGACGGTATGTTGACCCTGCAAACAATCCTACCTGGGAGTATTCTAATCCAGTAGTGACAGCA